GTTTTGTTCTGTTTGAGCATCAGCCTGTTGTTTAGCCCCCATGTATCCCATAACTGCTGTACCGACTGATAAAGCAATTTGAATAGTTGCAGGATTAATTGGACACATTCTTCTTCTCCTTAATAAATAAATAAAAATCTTCTCCACCTGCTCCATAAGTACGAGAAGTTTTAATATCAAACCCAGACCATTGTAGCCATCTCATGCCTTGTGCATTTTGGCAATGAACCATGTTGTATAAGACATCATATTTGTCTTGTATTTTATCAATCCAATCTTTGCAATAACGTAGAAAGGGTCTTGAGTAATCTTCTAAATCACTAGAAGCTAACATCCAAGGTACACCATATTCAGGTACTTCTACTGAGTCAGCTACACCAAACATAGCTATAACTTTAGATTCTTGTGTTTCAGATTTAGTTTCTAATATTGTGTAAACTTCAGCATTAGGTAATTCAAAAGATTGCATTAATGCTTTAAAAGGTGTTGACCCCATTGCTGTTACTTCTACAACATCAGGTTTTCTCAAACGTGGTGCAAGAACTAAAGCATCCATAGGGTCAGCTTGTACAATACTCACTATAGTTGTATCATCTATCATGTATGTATTCATCTATATCCTCTGTGAATGTATGGTATAGAAACCTTCCCACTCAGCAGATTGAAAAGAACATGGTAAATAACTATCTGAAAGTATCTTTACTGTTACTCTGTCATTCTTAGATTGAATTGGAAATCTGAATGTTCCATCAGAAATGTTTACGTCTTCAATAGTTGTTGATGGACTATTAATTACGTTACCACTAAATTCATATGTATTTGTACCTCTAGCTTCAGGTGTTACTTCTACTTTAAAGAAACCAGAGTCTTCGTAGTTAACTCTCATAGTTCTTAATTGTAATCTTCCTGATTGTACAGATTGTTTACCTTGGTTTTCTTTAACGTGTTGTTCTGAAAACTGGTACTCGAATGTATAAGGGATTCCTATAGTTACTGTAGCTGCAGAATAATCTCCTGTAGCAGCAACTGTAGATGTTGTAGGTCTGGTTACTGTTATATCAGTACCCTTCCTGCTTGACCATGCACCAGACTTTATTGCTTTGACTGTTCCGTCGTAGACGTATGGCAATGTCCAAGTTGTGATATTTGTTCCTGAATTGTAAGAACCTGAGACTGTAACTTTCCTGTCAACACGACTGCAGAAAGTAAGCCCAGAATCATTAGGATATTGAAGCTGTAATTTTTCAATGAATACTCCATCACTTCTACTTATTACTATAAATAAATCGTTCTCTAATATTGTTACATCAAGTACACTTGAGCCTGTGTGCATATGCCACTCAGACCAACTTGATACTAGCTTAGTTGTTCCTTGCCAATACCATTTGTATATGTATAACTTAGAACGGTCTTCACTTGATAGCCCTACTAATATATCTTCATTAGATGAGGAGGCTAATTTAACCACGTTTTTAGGTAAGTACTTAGGGCAATGGCTCGTGATTTCAGCAGCATCCACGATGACTGTATCACTCTCCACGTAATACTCACGAACAGACGTAAAGTCTCCTCGCTTAGACGTAAAATATAAGTAGTTCCCTGAAGCAACAGGCGAAACTTTTGTATCATTTTCAAACTCCGTACTAGGTACTATTGATATTGTTTTAGGTGTTAGTATTCCATTAGTCTCAATACTAAACTGTGTGTTGTCACTAAATAATGTTAGTGAATCATTAAAAGGAATTGCGTGTTTTAAGATAGATACTTTGGTGTGACTAACAGAAACATCTATAGGTGCATCATCTAAAACTGCAGTTACTGTTGTAGCAAAGAAATTAAAGAACTCTGCTGACTGACTAAAGATAATATTTTCATCTGATAATAAACCTAGTCTATTTTTATAGAAGAATATATTATTAATATTTCTACCTACAAAAGAAGGATTAGGATTAGAATCTAAATCACCTGCATCTCTATCAGCATATGTTTGTTTATCAAATGTAAATGAACCTGAAGTCAAAACTAAACTGTGAGGCATAGTAGTATTATCTAATTCATATATAATCCCAGGCTTTACAGTTTCTTCATAAGTATTAGCACTTAATGCTTTTACAAAGTAATTATCAAAGTTATTATTTTGGTCACCAAGTATTTCATATACATTACCTGTAGAAGCATTTGTAGGTAAATCAGCAAATTCTTGTACACTACTACTTACTGAACCAGATACTGTTGCAGTAGTCATGGCAACTGTCTTAGTTTTGTTAACAATAAAAGTAAAATCAGCTACTGTTACGAAAGCTAAATCTGTTTGTGGGTTATTACAATGTAAATAAGCTGTACCATTAGGTACGTTAACAGTTGCAGAATTACCTGCTAAATCAAAGGCTTGTATAGTGGCTGAACTGCTAGTTGCAGTAATAGCAATAATGTATTGATTAGCTTCATCACGATTAACAACGTGGATAGCTGCACCACTTACGGCTGAGTTTATAATTTTAGCAACGTGTTCTGTAGGTTGTCTTTTAATTAAGCCATCTATGATAGATGAAAAACCATTTACTTGACTTTCCCCCTGTGTAGTCTGTCGCAACGTAGATGGTTGCTGACTAACCCCATTTAAGAGATTAGGTAGTCCTGTACTAACGAGAGGCATATCATCACCTTATTGCTCTACGTGGTGCTCCACGAATTATTATTTTAGATACATCATAGTTATCAAGTAACATATTACTGTCTTCTGTCTGTGCTTCACATTGTTCAAAATAAACCATAGCTTCTGATTCATCTTTTTCTGTAAATCCACCTAAAGTATCTGAACCCATAAATCTACCTTGGAATCTTCTTGCAGACTTAACTGTAACGTATCTCTTAACGTGCTCTGGTAAATCATTAAACTCTAATAGTAGAACCATATCTACATAATATGTACCTTCAAATGTTGTGAAGGAAAATTTCTTACGGTCATATAATCTTGTACCTCTTTGAACAACATCAACATCACTAGTAGAACCAGAAGTGTCTATTTTCACACAGTTACTAGGTACATTTAATTGTCCATCTGTATCTGGCACAATAGGATATTCATATTCAGTATTACAATGAAGTCCTTGAGATTGTAAAGACCTAGAAGTTTCATCTAATATTGACTTAGCAATAGATACATCTACAAGTTGAGCATCATCTAAACTAGATACAGGAGACTCACCTATAGAAGCTAACATAATGTTAACTGCTTCAAGTTCTGTTGTTGGTGTAGTTGACATAATCAATCCTGTAAAAAAAAGCGAAAGCCAAATGAATGACTCTCGCTATGATTAAAATTAAGCAGTTTGAATTTGTACTGCAGCCTCTGGACGTAGTGCACCATGACCCATTGCATACTTTGCAACCATTAGTGTACCTTGTCTTCGGATGTCGTACTCTGATTCAACAGCTAAATCCATTAACTTAACTGTACCTACAGCAGAAGTATGAGCAATAATTGCAACTGTGTTAGATGCGTTAATTACCTGTGCTCCACCTGCACCACCTGCATCAACTCCAGTACCAGTTACGTTACCAGTTGGTAGATGAGGGGTCTTAATTAGGTTAATACCTGCTAACTGAGGGATTGTACCTTCAGCAATAGAACCTCTACCTGAGAAGTCTACATTAACAGCATTAGTAGCATTAGCTAATAGGTAATACTGTTCAGGTTTTAGATAACAGAATCTTCCTTCTGATGGTACATAACCGTCATCTAGTGCTTCAGCAGCATCAAAGATTGAAGTAATCAATGAAGCAGCAGATGTATTAGCATCTGAATCTGTAATAATTGTACCTGCTTCGTAACCTGAGTCACCTACGTTTGCAGTTCCTGCAGCAGCTTGAAGCATAGTTTGAAGAACGTGCTTATCCATTTGGAAAGCTAGTGCTCTACCCATCTCTGACGAATATACAGAACGAACATCATAATGGTTCTTAGCTTCTTGAATATTTGCAATGAAGTGGTTAGAGATTAGAAGGTCATTAATAGTAATAACTTTCTCTGCGTGATTTAGGGCTGTGCCTGTTATCTCATTTCCTGGGGTATGATATGCAGCAGAACTTCTACCCATAACTGGGAACTGTGCAGACTTACCTGATGCGATTGTACGTATCATGTGCTTGTCGGCTGTAACAGTAGTCTGCTCGAAAGAAGTTAATACTTCCCCAGAGAACTGTTTAAGAAACATAGCATCAGCAGTACCAGTATTATTAACTTTACCGATATCTGATATAGTTGCGTTTGACATATAAATGTCTCCTTATTGTAAAAAGTTGAAATAAAAGTGCGTTCCAACATTCCTACCGTACACATGAGTATCCTCGCAAGGGTCTAGTCTTTGGTTTGATGTTTTGAACTTATAGCTTCCTTGTTAGGAAGACTATGATAATTTGCTTCGTCCTAGCTTCTTCTCTACCGTTGCTCTAAAAGCAGGGTCTTTAGAATAAGCAGGATTTTTCATATCGGTTGTAACTTGTGCCCAACTTTGGTATGTGTCCACAGACTCTGAGGGTCTACCCCCAACCAAATTTGGTTCTACTCCGACCATATTTTTGTAACGTGCATTTAATGCTTCGACTGCTAGTTTAGCTTGAGCCATATCTCCTGAATTAACAGCAAGATTAAAAGCATCTTTCTCAGCTTGATTCATATTATCGGCTGCCCATTCTGTCATCTGTGTGTAGTTCTCTTCTCCACCTACAGTATTAAAAATGTCACCTTTAATATTATCAGTTAGTGATTGTTGTCCTTGTATATATGAATCTACAATATTTTTAGGTATACCTTTAGATTCAAGTTCAGCATATGTTTCAGCAGATAACTCTCCGTTCTCCATATACTCTTCACTCATAGCATCAAAATTTAAACCAACACTTTCGACAGCTTCTTTTGCTTCTTCTGTAGGTGTTGATTCAGTTTCTTCAACTGGTGTTTCTTCTTGTCTTGATTTAGTAAATTGCTTTTCCAGTTCTCCATAGGCTTTAGCCATATCTTCTGGAGACTTAAATTTTTCAGGTAACCACTCAGGACGTTCTTGTACTACCTCTTCTTCTGGTGCTTCGCTTCCTGTAATGTTACCTTCCATCTGTATTGTTTCTGTACTCATAAGGGTTTATTACCTTTTTTAATTAAATTTCCATTGTCTTTAATATAAGTAACCCCTATTTCAGCTTTGTCTGTTCCCTGCCATTTAGGATAACTTTTCTCTTTAGGAGTTTCCTTTTTAGGTTCTAGTTCTTTTAGACTTTTTTCTGCCATTCTATTCCTCTACAGTTTCTTGTTGATTTTGTTGTAACTTTTCTTCATTACTACCTTTAACAATTTCTTTAGCTACAGATGGTGCTGCATCTTGCATAGTCTGCATCATCATTTGTTCTTGTTGTGCTTGTTGTTGCTGTTGCATTTCAGCTTGAAGTTGTTGTTCAGTCTTTATAAGACCAATAGTATCAATGCCATGACCAGTAGCTAGTCTTGCAACTAGGTCATTAAAGTTAATCATTTGTATTGCTTGTGGATTTGCTTGTGCTAATTGCATCAAATCCTGAACATAACCTCTTAACTTGTTAAGGTCATTTCCTCTACCTAATGCTTCTACCCCTGTAACAATAACAGGTGTAACTGAACCTTTAGGTAACTTAGGTATTTTCTTAGATGTAGACATCCTGTCCATTAATATATGAACAATAGGTAACTGCATCTCTTGAGACAGAATAGAATACACACCACCTAAAGCTGACTCTAATTCTTGAGCCATAAATCTTATCTCTTCGGCTGTAACTCTTTCTGCATCTCTTTGTATAGATGTATTTAATAAGAAAGCAAATGCTAATCTATCTTCAATTCTCTTAACTGTTTCTAAGACAACTCTCAAGTCACTACTTTTTTCAGTCTGTAGTACTTTAACATCATCAGGAGAACCAACTATAACTGCACCATTCTTAGCATTAGTTAGGTCACGTCTCTTTACAGATGCGTTTGGTCTAACTAAGAATACTAATTTAGATGAAGCTGCAGCAGCACTCACTATAGATTCCATTAAGCCTTCTAGTGACTTTAGGTCACCAAGGTATTCTTCAACGTAAGACCTTCCATAGTCTTCACCATCTAGGTGAACCATACGTAAGGCTCTCCAAGGTAATAGTTCTTTCTTGTAAGTTCCTTCTGAATCAGGAACTACCATACCTTCTACTTCTTGGTATATATAGTATTCGTCTTCTTTAGTTCTAGTTACTTTAGTATAAATCTTTATATCTTTTTCAGATGTATAATCTATACCATCCATACCTTCAGGTAATACTTTAGGAGATACAGTTTCTTCTACTATAACTTCTAACAGTTCTCCGTTAGGGTCACGTTTACATACATAACTAGATAAAGGAAATACCCTTACTCCACCTTTT